TGAGGCAGACCCAAGGGTAGCAGACCTTGTTACAGCTATCCAGAAAATGACTGGTCAGCTTGCAGCTGGTGAGGCAGTTACCGCTACCGAAGACCTGCGTAAAGCCGCTGTTCGTGCGGGCTATAACGCGATGACTGTGGAGCTCGCCGACATGGATGCTAAGGCTCAAGGAATTGACGCTAGGATTCGCGATGTAGAGCAGGTTACTGATGCGGGTCGATGGGCATCGGCTATGGCTGAAGCAACGGACAGGATGAGGGAGTTGAAGATGAAGATGTTCCTTCAAGTTGACCCTTTGACTGAGGCTGATGCACAGAAAATACTTGACGACGGCGGTAAGCTGTACATGACCAAAGATGGATTAGCGGGTGCATACGTTAAGGCTAATGGATACATGGGTGGCCTTTTCAAAAACCCCAATTCACAGCTCAAAGCAGTAAGCAAGCCACTTCAAACCATTAGGGGAAGAGAGGGAGGTAAGTTCTACGATGCCTTTGCAACCAAGCTAGAAAGTCTTTACATCAGCAATGGATGGAAACCAGTTGCTAGACTTGACTTCAATGAGGAGTTTGCTCCAGAGGGCTGGAATGACCCAGACTCACCGCTTAGAGATAAGCCAGACGTTGTGTTCTTCATCAAGGGTGAAGGCAAGGTTGGGGATGGTATCCGTATGGATGACTACGATGCCGCCTTCAATTACGCAGAAGGTCTTGCAAATGGCAAGGCGCAGGCTCTGGTCACAACATTAGAGAATAAGCCGGGCAGGGAGTCGTATCTCGCAGCTCAGGGAACAACTGAGGCAGAGCTTGAGCAAAGAAGAGAGGAGTTAAAGCTTGACGAAAGTCAAAGACAAAAGAGAAACCCTAAGGTTGTGGATGCGCTCAAGAGCTATGTGGCTCAAGAGATTACTCAAGAGCAATTCATTCAGGTGGTAAGGGAAGAAAATCCAATCAACCCGTTTGACTTTGTTCCTGAGGTTCCCACCACATTGGATATTGGTGCAGCTCTTGCCGCCAACAAGCTGGAGATGGGGGTTGTCGGGCTGAACAAAGAGATTCCTGACAATGCCTATGTAGCATCACGTCTCGACATCCCGGCATACGACAACTACGACGTTTGGGTGGTGTCCTTGCATCAGGGTTCTCGAACTGAGGAAAGGGTTCCAAACCTTGGCGGTAAGTCAATAGGCTATGCTCAGACTGCAATCCTCAAGGATGTTGAGTTTCACTCCATCCCTAAAGCCGCAATGAACATTGCCCTTGAAAAGGGTAAGACAACGATTGCCAGAATCTTTGGTAACTGGGTCAATCATGACCCGGCAAAGGCAAAGAAGATGTCCGAAGACATCATGGCTGGGGACAATTACAATGTGTCCGACCATCCTGTAGGAAAGCATGAGGGCTGGGTACAAGTTGGAATGAACCCCTTCAGGCACAGCTACTTCTATGACAAAAGAGACGGCAACCCTATTGTAAGCGCGTCTGAGGTAATTCAAGTCGGTGCGCTTGTGTTAGCCAAGGACGTGGAGAAAGTCTCTCCATCTGATGAAAGATTTAGTGTCATAAACAAAGACGGCTCCGTCGTCAAGTTTCAGCACATGCTTCCCGGTCAGGACGGTATGGACACCAAGGTGTCTTTTAGCAACAAAGCCCAGAAGTTTGGTCGCATCTCAAACAGATACGCAGTAGAAGACGGTGAGTTCGAAGAGAGTGCTGATGTGGTGCTTCACAATGCCGTGTTCGATGAGGTGCTCAACGAAAGCAGGGTGATTGTCTCCTCTCCAGACCACATGCTCGTTGGGACAGTTTTCCTCGACGATGAGGTTCTGGCTGAGGGTGGTGGTGGATTGTACTATCCTGTCCGAACTAAGAACACATGGGCGTTCGGTCAGAAGGGTGATGCTAACGCATTTAAGAATACGGTAAACCAGATGCGAGCCGAGTCCCCTGACGGTAAGGTGCACATCTTGCTTGTCAGCGGAACTGACGACAAGGTGAAAAGCAACATCACCACGATGGAGGCTACGATGAAGCTCATGGACAGTCTTGTCGGTGAGAAGATTCTTACACAGAATCAAGTTGACAAGCTCATCGTTGATTCCTTGAACGACATCATCGACGCTCTTCCAGCCAAGGATGAGGGTAAGTTCGGCGACAAGGTTAAGTTCAAGGGTAAGCGAGCTGACATCCGTGCAGCTGTAGAGGCCAGCCTGCGTAGAACAGACAACACCTCGTTCGAGCTGAGAAGGAAGTACATGGACAAGCTGTTCGCCAACCTTGGGCGTATGTCTGTGATTAAAGAAAACCCCAAGTCTCTTGCCACGATTAAGGAGATGACTGGCGTGGACAGGATGACCAAGGGTCAGGTGGGTAGCACCTTGAAAAGAACCACTATTCTCGCCATGATTGAGGGGTACTTGCAGGGTATCCCACAAGACGTTGTGTACGCAGCCATTGAGGTTGACTCAGACCTTGAGGTTGACATGATGCCGGGCAATGAGGCGTTCCCAGCCGCTGTGGTTATGAGGGATGCCAATGGAAACAAGAAGACACCTAAGATTCACCTGTTTGCAGACAAGCCCCACGTCAACGACGTGATGCTCGACAACGAGACTGGTCTTAGCAGGGCAGACTTCATGGAGGCTAAGCTTGCCGACGGTGAGTACGCCATGAAAGAGGTGAGAAAGGGTGTGTTTGAGAGGAGAAGCGAAGCGAACGAGCGCAAGGCGATTGACGGCAGATGGAAGGGTAGCATGGGGTTGCTTCAGGCGGCCTACGGGCGCGGTAAAACCAGACCTAAAGCTCAGGCCATTGCTGATACAGAGTCAAAAGCTCAAGGCAGCTTCCTGAAGAAAGTGTCTCAGATGATTGATAAGGCATACCCGTCACCAATCATCACCAGAGACAAGCGCAGAAAAAATCCAGTCACTGGGCTCGATGAGTCTCAACAGATGGATGCCTTTGCTTACGCCAAGGCTGAGGTCATCAAGACCCTGATGGACATGGGAATGTCTAAGGAGGGGGCTGAGATGATGTTTAAGAAGGCCGTTGCCTACAAGCAGGGTCGATTGCAGGGTAAGAAAGAGGGCATGCGTGTGGCTATGGCTAACGCAGCTGAGACCCGCAAGATGGGAACGAAAGCCAAGAACCTACAGAAGGCTCTCACCCAACTCAAGGACAAGTCAAAGACATTCAACGAGTTTTTGACTGAAGCTATCAAGTTGATTGATGAACGCATGAAGGAGAACGCAAAGACTCCATTCACCCGTTCTCAAATCACAGCTATGGTCAAGGCCATCAGACAGGCCCACAAAACTAGCGGCAAGAAAATTGAGGAGCAGGGCATGGAGGCCATGCAAACCTTCATCGACAAAATCTCTGTCATCTTCGACAAGAGGGATTCGAAGGCTGAGATGCAGCGGTATTTGGATGGAATCAAGCACGCTCAAAAGTTGCAGAAGCGACTCAAGAGAATGGCTAGGCCAAAGGGTCGGAGCGGCGCGGCTAAGAACGTAACAACTTACGCTAAGATTGCAAGCGGTCTTGCTGGAATCAACCCCGCCCTGCTTCCGCAGAATGAGCTAGAAGGATTCGTCAATACGTTGATGTCAACCATCAGCTCTATGTCCAAGACCAAGGCTGTCTTTGACCCTGAGATTGAGGCGTATGTTGGCGTGGCTTTCCCGAAGACTGAAGCCGAGGTTCTGTACAACAAGCTCAGCAACTATCAAGCGATGGAGGAGCTGGGTAGGCAGGCGGTATTTATGGCCCGCGCTCAGCTTCGTGCAACCAAAAACAACACCACCGTAGAAGAGGAGTATGACAAGCTGGTCAAGAACTACGAGCGTAGCAGGCTGTCGTCTAGCCGAAGAGCTATTCTCAAGTTCATTGATGACAATCCAACAATCGAGCATCCGGACACCGGGGAAATGGTCGTTCTTAACGCATCCAACCCCGCTCACGTTGACCTGATTACTCAGATTCTGGCTGACCGAGCAGTGACCAAAGAGGAGCTACAAAAGGACGCTATCATCAATGATGTCTTGCTGCCAAGAATTGTAGCCAACATTGACAAGCTTCTGGAGGACACGCAGATTGCAGACATCCTTGGAATCTACAACGTGGCAGACCTTGACTTTGACAAGCTTAGAGAAAGACTCAACAAGCTGAAGAGGCACCACATCATCAACCTCGACTACAGGCTCGACGACTACATCGTTAATGACTCGGTGTATGGTATTGGGTACATGCACGCTTTGGTGCAGGGCAACATTGACATGCCCAGTAAGCTCGACCGTCTGGTAAAGCGCAAGGGGTTGAAGGCTAGAAAGGGTGCGTTCTTTGGCATGCTGGATACCGTCAACTCCTACTTGGCTAACGTGATTCCCACGGACAGAATAACCTTTGCTAAGCTCAGAGTTGCGATTGGTTTGGCACAGCTCACAAATGACTTTGCCAAGGCTGACTTTATTCATAGCCAAGTTGTTGAGCTTCTTGAATCTGAGATTAACAGAATCACCGAGGAAGGGGGAAGCGTAACCACCAGAATGGATAGGGCTATCATGCAACTGTACTCTATGGCTAAGCAAATGCCTGAGTTTGAGGGTGAGCGTGGAGAGGCTGAGGCAGCTTGGTACTTAGAGCTTCGAAATGCAATGCGTAGAACCATTGACTACTATGCTGAGCAACAATCTTTTTCTAATGAAGAGATTGATGAATTTGAAGATGCGTTTTCATACCTGTTTAATCAGGCTGAAACACTTCCGGAAATGATTGCTCGTATTGAGTCTGAGCGGAAGGATGTGGTAGAGATGGTTCAGTTCACAGCAGACATTCACGCAGGACTCATGCCAGCGTTTAGAAACTACGTTGAAAGGTACCTCGGGAAGGAGCTAGTTGTCGAGGACAACTACACTGCGTTTGAGGTCATCCCAGAAACGGGGTCAAGGGATGTCGATGATATGCTTCAAATGCGCATCTCTTTGAATGATGCGCTGGCGAGCAGCTCTCTTTCGCAGACAAAGAAAGTAGCTGGCAGCAGCTTCGAAAGAAACCCTCGCTCACTCAAGGGGAAAAACCGCATTGGTCTTGACTTCCTGTCCGTTAATGAAAGAACGCTAAGGGACAACATCATATTGTCTAATACTGTTGGGTCAGTTGTAAGGGCCAACTACGTCATGAACAGTGACGCAATGAAGGCGTTCATCCCGAACGCTAAAGTTCGCATGGAGCTTGAAAGAAAAATCATGCTCTACGTTCAGCAGGACACTGGTAAGATTCCTCCAGTGTTCCAGCCCACATTTAAGGCACTTGGTTTCAGGTTTATCAATCCCATCAACCTGCTTCGTAACGCAGTAATCGTAAAGGCATTTGGTAGTTTCGGTATTCAAACCCTGAAGCAAAGCACGGTTCTCACCTCGGTGATGTTCCAGACCAAGAACCCAATCCAATCTATCCCTTACCTCCTTACAACCCTGTCGGAGATGGTTTACTTCTCCATCAAAACCCTAGCTGGTAAAGATTCCAAGCTCGCTCTTGATGATGGTAGATACAAGCTTCTTCAAAACTCTCCTGTATTCCAGAGAGACTACGAGGCGGGTAACATCGACCCATACACTGGAAGGATGAGTCTTGACGAGGGCAGCATTCAAAAGGTCGTCAGAACACTGAGTGATGTAAGCTTGAAAAACTTGAAGGGAACAGACAAGGTTGCAGCTGTGGCATCGTGGTTCACCTTCTACGGCGACGCTCTGATTAGCGAAGGCGTGGTTGACAGCTTTGACCAGATTGATTGGGACGCTGAGGCAGTGAATCCAAATGAAACGGCGTTGAGCTATGCTGATGCCATGGTGAACAAAGACCAAGCTGCGTCCACACCGAGAGAGGCGGCTGACCTGTACATGCAAGAGAAGGGGCCAAAGGCTGTCATTGCCTATCTCACGCAGAACATCCTTCTCCCATTCTCTAGATTTGCGGTAAACAAAAAGCGCAGCATCTCATCTGATGCAATGCGAATTGCCAAGGGTGATGCTCAAGCAAAAAAAGAGGGTGGTATTGCGATGCTCGGACACGCTGCTGAACTTACTCTTTTTGCCTACATCGGAAAGGTTTTGATTCCTGCAATCTCCAGCATCTTCATCGACGATGACGAAGAGGACATGCCTAAGGATTCACAATGGAGGGACATCTTGGCTCAGGTGATTGTTGACGCTCAACCACTTCCCCCAATGGGAGTGCTTGACAACAAGGTCAAGGGTATGCTCAACCAGCATCTACTGTACCCGTATGATGTCATGATGGAGGGTGACTTTGACTTGGGTGATGAGGACGGATACGAGCGTTGGACAAGGTTGGGTAAGGGCGCTCCAATGTATTACAAGTCTGCTCCTAAAGACCCCACTCAGGGATTCACAAGGTTGCTTGGCCCGTATGGTGACTTCATTGACGATGCCAGAACGATTGCAGAAAATCTCGCCCTTCCACCAAACCGCGTGGTCTCAAGCAGTGGCACTGAGTATTTTGTCAGGCCAGAAGACAAGCAGGCTATGGAGCTGCACTACTACATGAAGACCTTCCTGTTTTTCGGGCAGATGTTTGGATTGTCCAGTAAAGAGATTGATGTTCTTGTTCGTGACTTGGACAACCTGCCAAGGGACAGAAGACTTTCCAACGAAGAGGCTCTTGCCGCATACGAGGTTATCGCAGAGAAATACGGGGAGACCATTGAGGGAGATGTCATTGGTGAAGAAAGAATAACCAAGGTTATTGAGGACAAGGATTCTGTGTTTGACAAGAAGCGGGCAGCCGACAGCTTCCGCTCTGCCGTCAAGCCCCTTGTTGCTGAGCAGGTGATGAAGGACGAATACCCCGAAGATTACAAGAGATACATCCGAGAGGCTCGGAAGCTGCCAAAGCAGCTCAAGAACGCTAGAGACTACTACGCCTACCTCAGAGGCAAGAGTCAGGACATGGAGCCGCAGGAGTTTGAAAGCTTCAAGACCTTCATTGATTCTTACCTAGCTATTGTTAGACCCTCGTTCTACGTTGAAGAACAGTACATAGAATCTATTGAAGAATGAAACTAGAAGTGATAAGATTTAGCAGTCAGAAGCGTGACACGCTGGGGCTATTGTTTGATGTGAGCAACGGAACGGAGTTCCGTGAGTTCCTGTGCTTCACGCTTGAGGACGAAGACAGGGAGGAGAAGGTCATGCACGAGACCAGAATCCCAGCGGGCACATACAAGCTGAGACTGAAGACTTGGGGTGGCTATCACGACAGGTACGCCAAGAGGTTTGGTGAAATGCACAAGGGGATGCTTGAGGTACTGGACGTTCCGAACTTCAAGCACATCCTGATTCACTGCGGTAACGACGAGGACGATACCAGCGGATGCCTGCTCCTCGGCAACAGCCAGACGGAGAACATCATGTCCACTGGATTTGTCGGCGGCTCGACCGAGGCTTACAAAAGAGTTTACCCTCCCATTGCAGCAGCACTGGAATGCGAGGAATGTACAATCACATACACCGATTACGATGGCTGAGAAAAAGAAAATCAAAGACACGGGACTGGGCAAGTGGCTCGCTAAAGCTGCGCCCAACGTACTCGATACCGTAGGAGACCTGCTTCCCGATAGCGGAGCACTTGGTATGGTCAAGAACCTACTCGACAAGGAGCCGGGAATCTCCGCAGAGGAGGCGAAGGCTCGCGTAGATGCAGAGATTGCCTACCAGAACAACGTAACTGAGCGTTGGAAAGCCGACATGAGCAGCGATGTAAAGCTGGCTAAGTACATCAGACCCGTCACCCTGATTGCTTTGATGGGCATGTTCGTTGTGACTATGGTTCTGGACTCCATGGACAACCTCCCGTTCAACGTGAAAGACAGCTATGTCTCTCTCCTTGAGATACTTATGCTTACCTCATTTGGTGCTTACTTTGCAGGCCGAACTATTGAAAAATCCAAAGCGCGATGAGACCTGAAGAAGATTTTGACATCAGCTTCCTCGACCCCAAGAAGCTCAAGGAGTCCGAAGCAAAGATTGAGTCTGGTGAAATCACCTGCAACATCGAAAGCCCAGAGGACTGCGAGTCCTGTAGTGGCTAACAAAAACCCCCGCTCCGAAGAGCAGGGGTCTGAAAGGTAACCAAAATTCGCTATGCACTATCCGGCGTAACGCAATGCAAGATACAGGTTTATGGCATTCGCCAAAGCTCTGACACCTTGCATTTGTAAGCGTCAACGTGCTCAACGAAATCGCCGTCCTTGTCACCCTTGCGAACCCGCTTGGCTTTCTTCAGGAAGTCTTCCTTGGTAATCCATCCTAGTGCCCAAACCCTGAAGTTCTTCTCGGTCTTGATGATGGACGCAAAGATGTAGGTTTCGCAGTCTTGGTGCAGGCTGGTGTCTGCTATGTGGCAATCGAAGTAAGGTGATGGCAGCTTGGTTCTGCGCTTGGTTTTGATGTCAGCTGTAAGGACGTGTCCCTTGGGTGCCCAGAACAGGTCGTAATTGTAGGTGTCTTCCAGCCGCTGCTTGAGGTGTTCTGACACAGCCTGCTCTGCAACGAACGCCTCGAAGTTTGCCTCTCCCTCGGTGATGCTGTTGTTCAGCGCACCCATCTCTTCCGCACGCTCAGCAGCACGCAGAATCATGCCCGGTGTTACCGGGAGCTCAACCATAGGAGATGAAGACGGGTGTTTTGTCCCCGACGTATGAGCCTACCACATTGTACTCCATGAACTCAACCGCATCCTCAATCGTCATGCCGTCTCTGTGTATCAGGATGGAGACGCAGGTGTCGTAGTCGTACACCGCCACGACATTCGAACCTTGAGTGTAACCAATCAAGGCTTCCTCAAATCCATCAGCCAGTAGCGCGTCGTTCTCTGCTAACACGTCAATAAGGTACTGCCTTTTGAAGTTGTTGAGACCAGCTAGAAATTCCTTGGTGGGTTGTACGTTCATTTCAAATCCATTACGCGCAAGAACATCTCCCCGCTCTGGGGGTCAAACGTCTTAATCGCCCTGTAAATCTTACGAGACTCCCTCTTCACGGCCTCCCGCTCAGTCTTAGTGGAGTCAGTGCCAAGGGCACAGTAAAGGGCACAGTCCATTCTGAGAAGCTCATCCAGCTTCTGCTTGTCTGTCCACGTTGTGAACCCCAGAACCTTGTCGATGTCTTTAGTAGTATAGGCCATTGAGGTATGTGTTTAGTGCTCGTTCTACCCGCTCCTCTTGACCCTGAGGACACTTCTGGTACAGTAACTCCTGTATTGCATAAAAATTCTCCCGCCAAACGTACTTCTCTCTCACATTTTGCACCTTGTTCTCCAGCTCGGTAACTTTTTTGCGAAGGCTAAACACTTCTTGCTTTAGCTCGGAGTTGCTCATGCCGTACACGGGGTCGAAGTTGCCGTAGTACACAGCCTTTGCATTCTCGTAGGAATCCCTCAACCTCCTATCACTCATGATGTATCCGTCGAACCGCTGCTTGTAATGAACGATAGTGCAGTGGCTCTTTCCGAGGTATTCGCCAATGGCCGTTGTGGTGTATCCCTTGTCCAGAAGAATCTTGGCAAAAATCATGCGGGCATTCACGTTCTCCCTGTTCCTGCATGTTGTAATCAATTCTGTATTGAGTATGCTTTCCACGGCAGTGTGCAGCACCTCAAACTCTTTACTTATTGTACTCATCGTGTTAAAATCGGAAGAGAAAGATAGGCAGAGATGTCGTACACAGCCAAGTATCCGGTCTCTTTTTCCGGGGCGGTGACCAAGCCCCATGGCAGAATCCAACCCCTTGCGTTTACAGCTTCCCCCTTGCCAACATCTCGCTTCGTGTCTCTCGATTGAAGGTTTGCGTTTTCACAGAAGGCCAAGAGCTTTTCTCTGTTGAACAGGTGGGCGTGACACTTGTACTCACCAAACTTGTCGTCATCAACGAACTGGTCGGGCGCGTGCTTCACAACATAGACCCAGTACTTTGATGTAGATGCGCGAATACCCGTTGCCTTGGGCGGGGTTCGGCTGGGGTTGACGTATTCTATGAAGAGGTTGTCAGTAGGGTTTCTCTCCTTACCGAATGACTTCCATTTAGCACAGGACTTGGTGTCCCACTTCACCTCATAGTATTGGTTCTCTGTCCTGTCGTGAATGTCCCATCCAGAAACCTTACCCTGAGACTGCTCGTAGTCCCTACCAGTAATCGTCCCCATGAAGTTCATCCAAGCAAGCTCTACTCTGTTGCCGAACTCAAGGTCTTTAAGAAAGCTGCTCGACATCCTCGTCTTCTATGTATTCTTTCAACGCATGCTTCAGTGCTTCGAGCTCAAGAATTACGAGCTTCTTGTACTTTCTTACGTCGTCCAGTGTTTGCTCCCAGTCTGTAGATGGGTTTCCCTTTCCGTCATGGAGCTGCTCGTACAGCTCCGTAGTCAGCCTCTGTATCTCCTGCGTACAGTAGCTGTAGAGCTGACTAAGTTTTTGCTTCTCCATTGATGTGGCTCAGTATGATTGTTATCGTTTCGTCTACCTGCTTTTTGTTCTTGGGGATGAAGAGCATGTAGTCATCCATGTCGTTGTCCGACAGGTACTTCAGAAACATCTTCCACCTCAAAGGAAAAGTGTGCTGCGATGGAACCCACCCCTTCGTCTCAATGATGAAGCGGTGTTCGTGACTAACGAAGTCAGGTGTGTACTTAACTCCAAGTACCACCCTGTTCGTTGCGTCGGTCATCACATCCTTCCCCCGTGTTGATTTGTGGTAAACGCCGGGATACCTAAACGAGTCCATCAGATGGAAGGTCTCGCTCTCATATCCAAATTGAACTTTTGCCTCCCTCAGTTTGTCATAGCAATACGTCTCCAGAGTTGACTTCAGTTTGACTCCTGCTCTGTTGAGGTCTTTGCGTTTCCTACCCTTGGTTGGCCTTGTTAGGTTCTTACGGCGTTTAGCCATGCCCTAAAAGGTACGTTCAGAAGTGCTCTTGTTTGCCAACAAGTTGTTCACCAAGCGATGTGAATAGCTTTTGGTGGGGTGCGTGCATCGAGAATCCACTCTGCGTGGAGTTCAGTTCGAATATCATCGGCTGCGCGTAGGGCGTGGGTTTCCCGCCCGTGTCCACCTCACGAACCTTTCGAACGTGCATCTCAATACACCGCCTCTGAAGTACATCTGGATGTTGAATCTTTCTGTGCAGCGTGATGAAACAATCGCTGCGGTTCACCCACTTGCCTCCGTGCTCAGTGTCCTCCGCGTAGGGCGCGACCTGCAAGCCATCGTCGCCCTTTCTTCGCTGGCTCTCTGTGATACTGTGGGCGTTAACCCATACAGCTACATCCATGTTGTTGCTGAAGGTCAGGAACTCTGAGGCAGCCTCATAGTGGTACTCGTGCGGCCCGACACCACGGTTGGCACTCATCTCAATCTTTAGGCTGTTGTATGGGTCTACAAACAATCCGTCAATCGGGTTCTGCCTG